AAAAACGCAAAAAAAGCTGATTTTCCTGGGGAAATGGGAAAAAAAAGGGAGGGGGNACNCNATTGNTCTCTATACGTNAGGTACCGGTACATTTNTATTTGAGGTACCTCCTCCCCCTTAATGATAATATACTANGTATATTATCTAGATAGGAGTAATATATATACTATATACCCTATATATACCTTATAAGGGAGAAATAATTTGTAAATTTCTTTTTTTATGTGTAAATATATATAATATGGAAACACAAGAATTTATGGGTCGTGGACAACTAGTCCCTAGGTTAATAGCTCAAGTAGGGAGTAAGAACTTTGCTATGACTCTACTTAAACAACGTGGAGATATGGACGCTGATGGTAATTTAACAGCAGCTGGTCAAGAAAGAAACAGTATGACAGCAGAAGAAAGAGCATTAGATCGTGATAACGATGGTAGACCCAGAACATACAATCCATTAACTAACTCAACAAAATTATTATAGCATGGCAATAATATCATCATATCCCACGGTAGTACCTACAGCTGACGATTTACTTATAGGGACAAAAGTAACAAATACTGGTACAGTAATAAATCCTACAAAGACATTTAGAGCAGGAGAAGTAGTAGACGCAAGTTTAGGTTACAAATCCTACGTAGCACTATTAACACAAACAGGCACAAATGCTCCAGTAGCCACATTACTTAAAAATAATACAGGTGCTACGTTTACTTGGGCTAGAACCGGTGGTGGTACATATACAATAACAGCTAACATTAATACCTTTACATCTAATAAAACTATAGTATTTTTAATTTAGGAGAATACACGTTTGCTTCTCAACAACCTTGGGTAAGAACTAGTGACACAGTAATAACATTACCACTAGGTGGTGATGGAAGAATAACCAATGGATCATTTGAAATAAGAATATACTCATAACATGGCAATAATTTATACTTATCCTAAAGCTAAGTCTCTTGAAGCTAATGATAGATTCATTATTAGTAAAATGGATCAAGAAGGAAATCCCACCAAAGTTGTAAGCGCGCAAGACTTAGCAACTTTTATAGGACCATTAACCGTTTCAGGGGTTTCAGGCACAGGTACAACTAATAAAGTTACAAAATGGACAGATGGTCCAAATAGTGTATTAGGAGATTCTTCAATTACTGATACTGGTCTTGTAGGTGGTGTAGAAGTAGAACCTGCTCCCGGAATAAAATGGACTTTTGCTCCAGGTAGTACATTCTCTTTTAATAATGGTGGCGCTCCTTCAAATACATTTGAATTTAAAACTGCAAATGATGGATATTATGACCCTAATTTTAGATTTACTGGTACTTTAGCAGTAGATAGATCAAGTCAAGCAATAGGAGCTTCATTAGATGTAGGTGCTTCTGGAAACCCTATACCAGCAGCTTGGTTTCGAAATGGTGTAGTTATTTCTAATAACCCAAGCGGTGTACAAGTTGACAATACATCGGTAGTAATTGGAGCTGGTAACAACGATATTGTTTCAGGAGCTGATAATTGCTTAACAGTTGGTAATAATAATCAAATATTAAGTAATTCTGATCATTCTGTGGCTTTTGGTTTAGGTAATACAATATCTAATAGTGCAGCAGCATCGTTAGTTGTTGGTCAAGGAAATGTTTTAGATGGAACAGGTTTAGGGGCTGGAACAACAGCGAGATCATTTATATTAGGATTAAACAATACTTTAACTGGATCTTTTGCTAGTTTTATTGCTGGTGGTTCTAATNCTGTTACAACGGAGCAAAAACGCNAATGGTATTAGGGGTATGATAATACTTTAAATGGAGTAGATAATGTATATGCTATTGGAGAAAATAACACTTTAGCCGACGCAACTGCTAACGGTGTGTTTATGATTGGGAATGGAATTACGGGTCAAGATGGTAATATGGTGNTGGGTTATAGAAATGATACAGCAGGTTATCCAGCTACAGATTATGCTTTAGGACTAGGTAACACTAAATTAGTATTAAGTGTTGGATCAGTTACTAATAGTAATGCTATAATAATAACAGAAGGTGGTGTTAATAGAGGCGGTGGTACAGCTCAAGAACCAAGAATAGTTATGCCTAGTATTATTAACTTTAATTTTACCGGAGATGTAGACGCTGCTAACAATGGAATTCCAATTGGAGGTATTTATCACAATAGTGGAGAATTAAGAATAAGAATAGCTTAATTTTTATTTATGTAAAAATTTAATTAAATGAGTAATAATAAACTAGTAACCCGATATTCTAAGGATAGAAGTTATTTAGTAAAATATAATCAAAGTAATTGGGATACAAAATGTAAATTATATTTTGAAAAATCTGATATCAATGTAGATGAATTTTATGGAGATGTTTTATATGTAGGTATGGGAAACGCATGGGGACCAAGAAATCAATCTTCTAATGTAAAAACTACTACTATTATAGAAAAATTTCCTGATATTATAGAAAAATATAATATTCCAGATAAAAACTGGAATATAATCTTAGATGATGCTTACACGGTAGATTTAAACGATACTAAATACGATATAATATTTATAGATATTTTTGCATGGTTTATTGAAAAAGAAGAATTTTTGAATTTATATAGCAAATACAGTCAACATTTACAAAAAAATGGAACTATTCATTATATAAAAACACTTCCAGTTAAAGAAAACGGAAGAGTTATAGCAAAAACGTTAAAAAACATCTCTTTAGAAAAAATAATCAAAGAAATTAACAAATACAACAAAACAAAATAAAATGGCAAGATTTTTAGAAATAGATAATTTAGGCACAGCAGGAGGATCATATGGTGCGGGATTTTATTTAATTAATATAGATAAAATCACAGCAATACATCCTGAGAGTACCACGCAGGTTTGGATCAATTATGCAAACAGTAGCGCGCTTAACGTAGGGACAACTCAATATATTCAAATGGATTTTGATCCAGCTAATACATATAGTAATTTAAATGATTCGATGACAGCTTGGGTAGTAAATGCTATTGAAACTACTAGTAATAGTTTAAACGCAGTAGTGCGTTTAAAAGATTTTCTTCCTGAAGGAGTAACAATAACAGGCATACAAATAGCCTCATAAAAAAAGATATTATGAAATACTTAAAACTTAGAACAACTGGAAACTTAGATTTTATACCTGTAGGATGGAATTTAGATAATATGATAATGATGTACTCTACAACAAGTAATATAAGAAACGTGCAAGCAATACCTGGTGATTCTGACACAAACATCGTTAATACATATGAAGCTGAATTAAGCAACGTAACTATAAAAGGTAATCCTTCTATTACTACCTGGGCAATTAATCAAATAAGTAGAGCTNTTAATGCTAATCCAAACGCAAATGTTATACCATGTGTAGGAAGTGATGCTGTAACTGGAGAACCAGTATTATGGGAAGATTATACCTTTAACAATTAATATACCCTGCTCGGGTAGAGCAATAAACCAAATATAAACTTAAAACCAAATATTATGACGTTTTATTATCAGACTAAAACGTGGAATAGTCAACCACACATTTCAGAAGAAACCATTAACCTTTGGAAACATCTCGCAGAAAAGAAAAACTGGAGAATAACCCAACTACCTAACGGTTTTTATCAAACTGAATACCAAGATCCAAATGAAGATACTTGGCACGACGTAACCCGAAGAGAAACTATGGAAGGAGCAGAGAGCGCTATTGATGGATCAGTAGAGCATTATGCTAAGAAAGTAGATTTCTTAAAAGGACCAAAAGTCGTAAAAACTTTTGAATAAATTAAATTAAATTAAATTAAATTAAATATTATGATTTTAAAAAATCTTAACTTTGGCGCAACAGCCAGAGACAAGGTTCTTAAAGGTATAGAAAAACTCACAAATGCTGTTAGCTCCACATTAGGGGCTAGCGGTAAATGTGTGATTTTAGAAGACGCACAAGGAAAACCTATTATTACTAAAGATGGTGTAACTGTAGCAGATTCAATATTCTTAAAAGATCCTGTAGAACACATTGGTGCAACACTTATAAAAGAAGCTGCACGTAAAACAGTAAAGGAAGCTGGAGATGGAACAACTACAGCTACTATTTTAGCACATGCAATATTAAAAGAAGCATATCCTAAATTAGATAAGAAAAATAGCAGGGAGATAAAAGAAGGAATTTTATCAGGAGTTAAAAAAGTAATAGAATATTTAGGTAATAACTCTGTTCCTGTAAAAGATAAAATAAAAGAAATTGCTACTATTTCTACAAATAACGATGCTAAATTAGGAGAATTAATAGCTGAAGCATTTACAGCAGTAGGAAAAACAGGAGTGGTTATTATGGAACCTTCCTCAGTGGGTGAAACCGAAATAGAAATAGTAGAAGGTGTAGAATATGATAAAGGACTATTAAATCAAAATTTTATAAATAATAAAGAACATAGCACGTGTGAATTAGAAAAACCTCTAGTGTTAATAGTAGATTCTAAAATTGATTCTATAAGACAAATACAAAACGTATTAGAACATGTTATAAAAACCAACAGAGCTTTATTAATTGTAGGAGATGTAGAAGCGCCGGTTTTATCTGCGTTAGTAATGAATAAACTTAAAGGTAACATTAAAGTAAATGTTATTGATCCACCAGCTTTTGGATTAAGACGTAAAGAATTGCTAGAAGATTTATCTTTATTAACTAATGCTCAAATAATAAATGAAGATTTAGGAGATGATTTAAATGCTATTGAAATAGATTACTTAGGAGAGTGTATAAAAACCACTACTACTCAAGATCAAACCATAATGAGAGTAGAAGAACCTAATGAAGAAATCAAAAAAATTATAAGCTAATATAAAAGAAAAATTAACTACAAAACTAAAACCTCATCAGGTTATAGGTTATGAGCAAAGATTAGCCAGGTTATCAGCTAAAGTTGCCATAGTTAGAGTAGGGGCTAATTCAGATATTGAATTAAAAGAAAAACAAGATAGAGTAGAAGATGCTATATGTGCTACAAAAGCTGCAATAAAAGAAGGTATAGTTGCTGGTGGTGGTATTGCTTTATTAAACGCGGCGTCAAGTATTGAAGAACAAAATATAGGAGAAAAAATATTATTATCTTCTATAGTATATCCTTATAAAATTATACTTGAAAACGCGGGAATTCAACCCACAACTCAAGCAAAACCTGGGTTTGGAATTAATGTAGTTACAGGAAATATGGTACATATGATAAATGATGGCATTATAGATCCGTTATTAGTAACTAAAAGCGCTTTAATTAACGCGGCTTCTGTAGCAACTACTATTTTATCTACTGATTGTGTAATTAATAATGTAAGAGATTATGAAAGCAATAGGTAGAAATTTAATTATTGAAAAAATAGAAGAAGTAGTTACTAAATCTCAAGGAGGTTTGCTATTAAATAAAAACGATAGAAGTGATATTAGATATATTGAAGCTAATGTTATATCAGTTGGAGAAAGTGTAGTAGGATTAAAAGAAAATGANNAAATATTTTATGATAGGCATGCTGGGCATTTTATAGAAATAGAAAATAAAACTTATCATGTTATTAAGGACCAAGATGTGGTCGTTGTTTTATGAAAAAGCTAGAAGCAAGTGATCTTAAAGATTTAAATTTGTTAAAACATTACCGTGTAATACGCAAATGGGCTTGTAAAAACAACGACTTAACTGATGCTGAGTTAGAATTAATAATATATTTAGATTGTATAGATTTATTTACAAAAAAAGATTTTGAAGCTGGAGTGTATACATATAGCTGGAATAATAGACGATGGAGTAAATTAATACAAAATGATTGGATAAAAGTGTGGAGACATAGAAATAGAACTACACAAAAATATAATATATATAAAATTTCATTTAAAGGAAAACAATTAATAAGTAGAATTTATAGAATTATGCTAGGGTTAGATGATATTCCGATGAGTGAAAGAAGAAATAAATTAATTGCTGGAAATTCATATACAGATAAAGTTATGTACAAGGCAATGTACAATGTTAACAAGGATAAAAATAGATAAAATGTCTGAATTTGCAAATAGAAGTGATAATTGGTTAAAACAAAAAATTAGTGGTTTACAGAACCTACAACAAGCACCTATGGGTATAGGGCTTGGGAATAATTTTAATTTTAGAAATAAATATCAAGACGAATTAAATAGAAGAGCAAATGCTAGTGGTGGAGGTGCTAATAGTTTACAACAGCACCTAGAACAAGATCATGGTCAAGGAAGAGATACTGTAGACTTAAATGAAGGACTTAAAACACTTCAAGACGAAGCTATTTTAAATCCTACAGAAACAACAATGGGAGGAAATATTCAACCTGGAGCCTATAATTTAACAGGGTTTTCCGAAGGAACAATAGATGCTTCTAATCAGATGTTTAATACGCCTGAAGAAAGAAATAAAATAATTTAAAAAATTCATTATGCACAACAAAAAATATGATCCAGGAATGGAAAAATTAAAACCAGGAACTAAAGTTGGTATAGTTGGAGAATCTCATATATGGGATGGCCCACTAGATCAAGTTGGAAGACCTCATGGACCAGGATCAAGCACTGGACCTAACGGTATGTCTGTATTAAAAGCAGATTGCGTTTATAAATCAGGTCCTATAACTCAAGTAGCAAAAGGAAGATAACAAAATAAAAAAAAATAAAATAGGCAATATATAATGGAGCAATAAAAGTAAGACCGTGTGAGTGGGTTAATATTCCTCAACCTGGGATATTAGTAGATTTTTTCCCAGTACGCAACATGGTTTTATGTACGATACTAAATTCCCAGGAATTTTTGATATACCAGATAGTATAAGGGATACCTGTATAGAAGCTAATGTTGGTGGTGGTGATGTAATATACGCTACTGATACAGCAACTGGCGCAGACTATATTTGGGAAATTGAAGAATTCATTCCCAACTCACACACAATCGTTCCTGCGATTATAACTATAAAACCTCATAATTGTCCACCACTTCCACCANGAGGGGGTAATATCTGGAGCTGATTTGGATTTAAAAATATACAGAGGTAATTATAGTCCTACTAACGGAACTTTAGAAACTCTAACGGGTTATACTGGAGCAGGTAACAGTGAGGGATATAGTTTGTATAGTCAAGGTGGTGGTGGAATAATTAAATTATTAACTGTTAACAATGATTTAATAGATTTACCAGTAGAATCTACAGCTAGTATTATAGATTTACAAGTAGTAAAAGTTTTAGAGATAAACGCGGGCGGAGGTCCAGGAACTGGTCCAGATGTATGGGCTTTGAGAGTACAATAATAAATAAACAACAACAATAACAACAAATAATCATGGGATATAAATTACCAGACGCTTTTAGTCCTTTACGTAAAGATTGGATAAGAGGTGCAATAAAAAGACCAGGCGCATTTAGAAAAAAAGCTGAAGCTCACGATATGAGCACTAAAGCTTTTGCTAATGAAGTAATTGCCAATAAAGACGATTACAGCACTCTAACCGGACAACAAGCAGAGCTTGCACACACATTGATGGGAATGAACATGAACTCCCCTTTAAACAAACATGATGAGATACAAGCTGAAATAGACGCTGCAAAAGCAAAATGGGATAAAGAAAAACCAGAGGGAGACTTCTATGAGACATATGCTCATCTTTATGAAGCTAAAACTAAAGCTGAAGCAGCTCACAAATCTAGTCCATTAGATAATAGGTTTTCTGATGCTATTCAAGATAAATCTTTATTAGAAGAAGCTCCTGCTACAGTAGAAAGCGCTAGTAAAGCTGTAAGTGATTTTGGTAGTAAAGTAGAAGAAACAAAAACTAAGAGAGAAAACACAAAAAATGAAACAGAGCCTAAGTCTANAAAAGACGCGCGAATAAGCAAAACTAAAGAAAAAATTAGTAGAGCTAAAAAAGATGCTTCTAGAACTAATGCTGAAGGAGGAACTAAAGAAAGTCAAGCTACAGCTAGAGCAAAAGCTAAAAGACTTGAAAAAAGAGCTAAACGTCAAGCTGGAAGAGCAGAAAGAAAAGAAATTAGAAAATCTAATAAGTTACGTGAAAACAAAAGGCAAGCGATAATTAAAAGTCGTAGAAAACAAAAAGAATCATAAATTTAAAAACACATAAAATGGGACAAGGACATAAAATAGATCCAAGAACACAAGGACATCACGCGGTAAATTCATGGGAAGAAGAAGATGTAAAGAGAGGTAGAAAATTAATGGCAGAAGGCCATAAAGGACATGCTGAAGCATTATTTGATGATGCGCATGGTAGTTATAACTGGGACGGTCATAATTCTACTGGACCTGAAATGAGATCACCAGCAAATTTAAAATTTGGAGGATGGAGAGATTCAAGAGAATTAACAGACATGCCAATAATGGATCATGGAGCAGCTACTCCACTTCATAACCAAGGATATATAGCTAGAGAAGATGAATCTTTAGGGATGAGAACTGGAGCAGAAAAAAATTTCTCACAATCTTTTAAAGCACGTAGAGACGATGCTTATGGAAAATGGGGTAAGAGAGATGAAGAACATCACGGCAACAATCATATAAATAAATAAAAATGCCTTACAAACAGCGTTTTGGCAAACATAACGCATCTCCATTATCATATGGTATGAGTTCTAGTCGATATAAACCAAAGGGTGGATATGGTGTAGGTAGTTCTAAACCTAAAGAAACACCTATAACACCTAAGGTAAACACTGGTATAGATGCAGAAACGGATGTTATATCACAAAATAATAATATAGCTAATCTTGAACTAGCTAGTGTTCCTAAAAAACGAGGTTTCTTAGATTGGGCTCAAGATGGGTTAACAGCAGCTGGTATGATACCTGGTTTTGGTGCAATACCAGATTTGATAAATACAGTAGTTTCTGGCGGTAGAGCAGCTCATGCAGCTGCTACAGGTGATAAAAAAGCACTTAAGGAACATTTAGGATACGCTGCGTTAAATCTAGCAGCAGCAGTCCCAGTAGCTGGACAAGCAGCGGGAGCTACTAAATTAGCTATGAGTGCAAATAAAATACAAAAAGCAGTTAAAAAGGTTGTTCCTGATTTAGCGGAAGTTAGTGTTAAAGCTGGAAAAACTCAAAAATATGGAGTAAAAGGTATTAAAGGTGTAAAATCCGGTAATGATGAAATAGAAATAGCTCAACAAGAAAAACACAGACAAAAAGTTGGAGACATGCTGAGAGATTCTGATTATGCTGGAGACGGAGGAGATGTGGAAAAAAATAAAAATCTTGTTTAAAATGGCATTTAAACTAAAACCACCTTATAAAATATTAACCACACCTATTTATGAAAGAGAATTAGAACCAGGTGTAATGGGTAAAGGAAATAAAAATGGTACTATTCTTATTGGTGATAATGTACCGACAGAAATGCATTCAGATGTTATAAATCATGAAGAAGTTCATATAGATCAAATAAAAAGAGGAGATTTATGGTATGATAACAAAAATGTATATTGGAAAGGAAAATGTTACCCAAGATCTAAAATGAAAGAAGGAGATAAAAATTTACCATGGGAAAAGGAGGCTTATAAAAACTCTTAATAAATTAAATATAATGAAATACTAAAAAAATTAAAGGAACTAAATCTATACAATCAAAAGGCTTAGGAGATACAATTGAAAAAATAACTAAAGCTACAGGAATTCACAAAGTAGTAACAAATGTATCACAATTAATAAATAGAGATTGTGGGTGTAATAAGCGAAAGGAAAAATTAAATAAAAAATTTCCTTATAAAACCCCTAATGATGAAATTAATATAGATGATATGATTAAACATCAATTAGAAACAGATTTAGCTATTTTAAAAGGAAGTAAAATAATGTATGGCAAAGATAAAAAAGAAATTTAAAGAAACAACAATTGGTCAATTATTAATGGGCGCAGCTTCAGTAATTAACCCTACATTAGGAAATGTCTTGCAAGGAGTAACCTCGCCAAAAGAAGCTATTGAAGCTATAACTAAAGCTGATGCTCCTTCAGAAGACAAAATTAAATTACAACAATTAATATATGACCAACAAAATAAAGAAATAGAATCTATAACTTCTAGATGGGAGGCAGATTCGATGTCAGACTCATGGCTTTCCAAAAATGTACGTCCGTTAGTATTAGTGTGGTGTATATGTATATTTTCATTAGCAGGTATTTTAGATAGTGTTGAAACAGTACCTTTTCACATAAATGCTACATGGAATGATACTTTCGAGAAAGTTATGATGGCCGTCGTTTTAGCCTATTTCGGCGGACGTACGACTGAAAAGGCAACAAGTATATACAAAAATAAATAAAACAAAAACAAAAACAAAAATTATGGCAAGTAGATATGTAAAAATACCTGTATATCAAGTATTAAACAAAAACAACTCTAGCGGTGAAGAAACTTATCCAGTTCAAAGTACTATAATGAAGACTTTAAGAGTTCCTCAAGAGTATTTAATGACAATGACCGGATCTGGTTACATGANANACACAGTTGAGGGTGAAGTTGAAGAAATTGAAGGGTTACAAAAAATTACTCATACTCAGTTAGATGGGACTTTAGGAGAAGATCAAAATCAAAATGGAATGTGGTTTCAAATTCCTTTAAACACAGAGAAAAATACTTTTCACACTACAGGAAGTGATGCTAGTTCTTATAATACAGAAAATCATAGTGTAGCATTATGGTTAAGAGTTTCTCAAGAAGTAGTATATGAAGATCCAACAGACGGTACAACAACAGCTTATATAATGCCTCAAGCAGTAAATTGGGGAATTGGACAAGGTTGTCAACAAGATGTAATAACAGACAGAGAGACTTTAGAACCAAATAATCCAGAGAAAATGACTTCCCAAACTGGAAATATAGATGCGGAAGGAACTGTAAATTATCTTCAAAATAAAATTATAGAATGTTTAGCAGCAAATCCAGGCGCTCAAGAAACTTTATTAGATTTTGGAACTGTAGATAACAGTAATACTATAAATGGAAAATTAGTTGGAAAAACAGAGCCAGCAGGAGGAGGAACATTTAATAGTTATCCAACAAATACTGGTCCTGATGGAATAGTAGGAGATGCGGTTCGTGGTAAATGTCGTTTACTAGTAACATGCGCAGCTGTTACTAATTCATTTGAGAATCCACAAAGAAATCCAGGGACGGATCTATCGGATCCATCCAGTTATGATCCAGCTGAAGCATTAGGAGAAGTATGGGGAGCTACAGTGCAGTATGCTACCACGGGTGACATTAATGATAATGCAGGAGCAGGAAAAGGAAGAGCACCACAGACATTGTACTTAAATGCGTATGGATCAACAAATCCAGGAACAATATCATATACTTTAGGTATTGGTAATGTAAATATAGCGTCAATAGCAGCTTCAGTATGTGAATTTTATAGTAAATCTTCAGGTAAGAAACCAGGTGGTGGCGAAAGTATGGCATAAATCAATAACATAATATAAAAAATAACAATTAAAAACAAAAAAAANGGCAGTAGATAAAGCATTAAATTATTTGAAATGCACAGGTTATCAAATTAGAAGTAGACGGTATGACTCAGTTGCAACTTCAATAGTACCAGGTGTAAAACCAGATATACCACAAATAAATTATTTAGTTTGTGAAGAACAAGTAAGAGAAATTAATATAAATAAAGACGACATTATCCATGTATTTGGATATAATGCAGCAAGAGAGNATACAGCAGNGGNTCCACCANAAGTATTTTGGAAAGTAAGTAATAGAATAGGATTGGTATTAAAAAATCAAGATATAATAGAGCTACAGATAGTAGGTAGAGCACCTTATGTAGAAGTAGATGGACCAGACGCTGGTAAAGGAGAGGGTTTACAAGTAGCATCAACTAATAATTATAATAGACAAGGACTTCATGTTTATACTGAACCTTTCGTTGGAATAGATTATTCAACTGGTGGGGGTGGAACAAGCAACCTATCCACTAATTTAGATTGGAATGGTTTTTATGAAATGGATGATAAATGGCCAACAGATGGCTGTAGTGCGTCCCCAGCTGGTAGAGCTCAAACTAAATGGAGTGGAAACGCTAATAATGCAGTTAATTTAAAAGGTATAGGATACATAGGTGATGTATATCCTAAGTTTTGATGCTGCTTCTTCTACACAAGTAGCTACAAACAGTTAATAGTTGGTTAGTAAGTTTAATTGAAGAACAACTACTAGCTAATCCAGGAGGAAAGTTACAAGATATAACTTTACCTACAGTTCCAGATTTTAGAACAACAGGAATTGGTGAAGGTGAGGAACTAACTTGTAGCTGGTATCATGGTTTTGAACTTAAATTTGGCGGATTATCAGCAGGATATATAGTAGATTGGGTTGTACCGGAATTAGACCCAGATTACACACCGTTTGCTAGATATAGTGTACAATGGAGTTCATATCCATTTAGATATCTTACACAAACACCAACAACTGAAGAATCGGCTCTTCCTGATCCGAAATTTGGATAAATCAATAACATTTTAAACTTAAATTATGGCACAATATTTAGAATTTGAAATTGTAAATACGTCGGCGCCAACTACAGAAGGAAAATTTGTTATAGACAAAGATGATATAAAATTTGGATATGCAGTAAATAGTGCTGAATATCGCCTTGTAATAAATGATTCGTTTGATACAAGTGGAACTCAAGTTAACTTATCATTAGACACTACAGTTGATGGTAGCGGAATAGCCCCAACAATTTTAAATAAAACTTTAAACGAAAGATGGGCAAGACTTATGACAGCTAATCCTGGCGGTGTAAAAACCAATGTAGGATTTGGTAGAGATGATGATGGTCAACCAATATATATAAGCGGAGGATTATCAGGAATATAATAACAACGGGATCATTTTTATAATGGTCCCGGATGTTTAATTAAATTTAATAAAATGAAAGAAAATAAAATAACTAAAGAAGAGTTAGATAAAATTTTAACTTTTCAAAACAATATAGCGCAGCTTTTACATAAAGTAGGAGTTGCAGAAACAGAAAAACATGCGTTATTACATGAATTAGCGGGTGTAAATCAAGATCAAGGGAAATTTAAAAATGATTTAGAAACCAAGTATGGCGCTATCAATATTAATTTAGAAGATGGTACTTTTACAGAACACAAACCCCAAGAAAATGAGTAATGTAATACGTAAAATCAGTATTGGATCTGATTATAAAAATGACGCTATGCACTATTCTATTGGACAAGAGGTTTATGGAGGTCATACAATTTCTCATATTTTATTTGAAGGTACAGATAATTCATATAATATATATATAAAAAAAAGAAACGAAGTATTAGCGTGGAAAAAATTTAATTCTAACATGGCTATTGCTGTAGAATATGATCTAGAGTATTAATGAGAAGTTTATATGATTTTATTGTAGAACCAATAGGTGATACATATAATAATAGTAAAAAACTAGACAATAAAGAATTAGTTTTAAATAATAAAATTGAAACTTGGAAATTTGTAAATAGATACGCAAAAGTCATATCTACTCCTTCAGCTATAAAAACTACTATAAAACCTGGTGATTCATTAATAGTTCATCAAAATGTATTTAGAAGATTTTATAATATGCAAGGAAAAAAAGTAATAGTAGAAGTTATTTTAAAGATAATTTATACTTTGTGGCTTTAGATCAAATTTATTTATATAAAAATAAAGATAAATGGTTGTCTTTTGGCGATAGATGTTTTATAAAACCAATAAAAAATTCTAACCCTATACTTAATAGAAAAGAAGAACCCCATGTTGGTGTTTTAAAAATAGGTAATGAAAAACTTAAAACCTCAAATATTAATATTGGAGATTTAATAGGTTTTAAACCTGGGGGAGAATGGGAGTTTATTATAGATAATGAACGCTTATATTGTATGAAATCAAATGATATTGTAATTAAATATGGAAATCAAAAAAATAAAGAAGAATATAATCCAAGCTGGACGTATAGCAGTTGACGAATTAATTAAAGTTGCTAAAGAACCAATTATTGATTTTGGTCCAGATATTTCAGCAGATAGATTAAAAAACGCTGCTGCAACTAAAAAACTAGCCATATTTGATGCTTTTGAAATACTTGCAAAAATAAATGAAGAAGAAAACATTATTGAGGGTAAAGTAGAAGAAGAAACTAAAAAACCAAAAGAATTTAAAGGTTTTGCAGAAGGGAGGTCTAAATAATGTATAAGCAAGAATTATATAAAGTATTAAAAGATCATATTAAACCAAAAATTATAAAACAACAAAATCGTTATAATAAATGGAAATATGGTTATAACAAAGAGCATGATATCATTGTTATAAGTAAGACAGGTAAAATAGGAGAAATATATGAAATTCAAAACCTAAAAATAGCTTTACCTAAAGAAGAAAAAATTCAAAAATTTAAATCTAATAAATGGGAATATAGTCCATTACCTAAAGAATTAGCGAGAATAAAAACTATTTTTGATTGGGAAGAGTATCCATTAGATTTTAAAGAACAATGGTATGACTATATAGACAATGAATTTGAAAGAAGAGAAAAAGGATTTTGGTATTATAACAAAGATAAAATCACGTATTTAACAGGTACACACTACATGTATTTACAATGGAGTAAAATTGATGTAGGCAAACCAGATTTTAGAGAAGCTAATAGATTGTTTTTTATATTCTGGGAAGCGTGTAAAGCAGATACACGGTGTTATGGGATGTGTTATTTAAAAAATAGACGTTCTGGTTTTTCATTTATGGCATCAGGAGAAGTAGTAAACCTAGCTACTCTTAATTCCGACTCACGTTATGGAATATTATCTAAATCTGGACCTGACGCTAAAACTATGTTTACTGATAAAGTTGTACCAATTTCAGTTAATTATCCATTCTTTTTTAAACCCATACAAGACGGTATGGATAGACCTAAAACAGAGTTAGCTTATAGAGTTCCTGCTACTAAATTTACAAGAAGAAAAATTTTAGCTAATGAACAAAAAGATACTTTAACAGGTTTAGATACCACAATAGATTGGAAAAACACTGGTGACAATAGTTATGATGGTGAAAAATTAAAACTATTAGTACATGATGAGAGTGGTAAGTGGGAAAAACCTAATAATATATTAAATAACTGGAGAGTTACAAAA